AATGGCGGTGTTTTTGGAAGAAATCCCACATTCAATGATGTAACGATTGAAGGTGATTTGATCTTAAATGGTGAGACATTTACAGGTTTAGACTTCAATGGTAGCTGGAACGCAAGTACAAACAGCCCAACATTATCATCTGGAACTGGTACGCAAGGCGAGTTTTATATTGTTAGCGTAGCAGGTACAACTAACCTGGATGGTGTTACAAACTGGGGTGTAGGTGATTACTGTTTCTTCAATGGCACAGCATGGCAGAGAATAGAAGGTGGAGCAGATGGTAATTTTGTAAATGCAAGTGTTAGCGGTACTTTATCATCATCTAATGTAACAAACGCATCAGGAGATATTACGTTAGACGCATCAGGTGACATCGTTCTTGATGCTGATGGTGGAGATATTACATTAAAAGATGGTGGAACTGAGTTTGGAAGATTTATACATCATAGTGCAGGTTTGATTATCAGAGCAAGTGAATCAGACCAAGATTTATTTATACAGGGAACTGATGCTGGTTCAACTATCAACGCGCTTACTTTTGATATGTCAGAGGCAGGTGCGGCTACATTCAATTCAACGGTGACTTTAGGGGGCAATTTAGAGCTTGTTTATGATTATCCTAGAATTAAATTAACAGACACAAATCACAACTCTGATTACTCTATTATAAATAATGATGGAGCGTTTGGTATTTTTGATGACACAAATAGTGTCTATCGTTTTAACATAGCCGCAGACGGCTCTTTATCCACCCCAACATTAGGCACAAACAATGTACGCTTTGGTGTTAACGCAGGTAACAGTATTGTAAGTGGTGGTAATTATAATGTTCTTATAGGTGATGAATCAGGCACTGCGATTACTACGGGTGATCAAAATGTAGCTATTGGCTATAACTCACTTAAAACTGAAGATACAGGAAGTCGTTCCATAGCTATTGGTTCATCTGCGTTAAAACTACAAAATGCAGGTGATGTCAACGCTTATAATATTGGTATAGGACACAACACAGGTATAAATATTACCACAGGCACACTAAACACTATCATGGGTGGTCTAGCAGGTGATGCTTTAACAACAGGCTTTCAGAATATTGCCATTGGTTATGGTGCTTTAGGTGCTGAAACAGTAGGTGGAGATAGCGTAGCTATCGGAACAGAGGCTTTAACCACACAAAATACTTCAGCAACGTCTATTTACAATGTTGCTATTGGAACTTCAGCAGGAAGACTAATTACATCAGGAACGAGAAACACACTTATTGGTGGACTAACAGGCGATTCCCTTACAACTGGCGAAAAAAATGTTGCTATTGGAACAGGAGCTTTAAGCAATGACGATGTTGGAAATCGTTCAACAGCCGTTGGTGACTCTGCTTTAGCATCACAAAATTTTGCTTCTTCAACAGATTCTTACAACACAGCAGTTGGAAACAATGCAGGTCTTTCTGTAACCACAGGTGTTGAAAACACTTTTATTGGTGGTCGTTCAGGAGATGCAACTACAGATGCAGATTTTAACGTAGCGGTTGGCTCACAAGCCTTGGGTGACAACACTGTAGGAAGTCAAAGTGTTGCAATCGGATACATCGCACTTACGAGTCAAAATCCTTCTGGTGCGACAAATATGTATAACACTGCTGTAGGTTCGCAAGCAGCAGCTTCACTCACCACAGGCTTTGATAACACCATCATCGGTGGTTTAGCAGGTGACGCTCTTACAGATGCAGACTATAACGTAGCTGTTGGCAAAGAAGCTCTTACAACGGATACTTTAGGTTCAAGAAGTACGGCAGTTGGATGGGCATCTTTAAGGTCACAAAATTTTACTTCAGCTACAAATTCTTACAACACAGCAGTTGGATTTCAATCAGGTACTAACCTAACCACAGGTACAGACAATGTACTTATAGGTGGTCTTACAGGTGATGCATTAACGACATCAAGTAGAAACACAGCCATTGGACGTGGAGCGTTAGGCGCAGAAACCACAGGACAAAGGACTGTAGCGGTTGGAGCTTTTACTTTATCCTCTCAAAATATTACTGACGGGTCAGAAATCTACAACGTGGCAGTTGGATATGGTGCAGGAAGTAATGTAACCACAGGAGTGCAAAACACTTTAATCGGTGGCAATGCGGGTGACCAACTTACGGATGCAGACTTAAATGTAGCGATAGGTTATAACTCTTTAGGCACAGACACGTTAGGTTCAAGGTCTGTAGCAATTGGATACGAAGCTTTAAAAGCACAAAACTTTACTTCAGCTACAGAGTCTTACAATACTGTTGTGGGATTCCACGCAGGTAATGATGTAACCACAGGAACAAGCAATACCTTCATCGGTGGCTTATCAGGTGATGCTTTAACAACAGGATTAGGCAACGTCGCTATGGGTGTAAATTCTTTAGGCGGTGAAACTACGGGAAGGTATAATGTAGCTATTGGTGAAAATGCATTAAAAAACCAAAATTTTACTGGTAGCAATAATGTTTATAACGTAGCTGTTGGCAGGATGGCGGGTGAAAGCATAACTACAGGCGTATCTAATACTCTTATTGGCGGTTTGGCAGGCGACGCTATGACTGACGCTGATGCTAACGTAGCAGTAGGAACATCTGCTTTGGGAACAAATACTGTAGGCTCGCGAAGTGTTGCGATTGGAGCGAATGCACTTTTAAGACAAAATCCCGCCAGTGCCGCTGATATGCACAATATTGCTATTGGACACAACTCTGGTGAAAATATAACCACAGGTCAATTTAACACTATTGTGGGAAGTTTAGCAGGTGATGCCCTAACCACAGGTACTCAAAACATTGCCATTGGATATGCGGCATTAGGGTCTGATACAAAAGGTCAAAAATCTGTAGCAATAGGTGAATCTGCTTTACTTGTTCAAAACTTTACAACAGCAACAGATGTTTTTAATGTTGCCGTAGGTGATAACGCAGGTGAAAGCGTAACCACAGGCATAGAAAATACTTTTGTAGGTGGTTTAGCAGGTGATGGCACTGATGACGGTGCAGAAAATACAGCTATAGGATATCAATCATTAAGTGCAAATTGCGGTAATGGTAACTCTGCATTGGGTCGCATGGCTTTACGTGATACTACGGGTACTCATAATACCGCAATAGGGCATCAATCAGGAATATTAGTAGGCACAGGTAATGATAATACATTCTTAGGAAAAGATTCTGGATCAACAGTTACATCTGGAAGTAATAATGTTTTGATAGGTCACGATGCAGGTGCTTCAGGGTCACCGGGCGGTTCTGTCACAACGCAATCAAATATTATAGGGTTAGGTGACGAAAATATTACATCGTTGAATGCTCAAGTATCATTAACAGTAGCATCTGATGAGCGAGATAAAACAGACTTTACAGCCTTAGATGTCGGCTTAGATTTTGTTAAGCAACTCAAGCCTTACACATACAAGTGGGACAAGCGTTCTAAGTATGGTGATAAAACAGCAGATGATTATGACTTAAACGCTCAAACACCCGATGGTACTCACAAAGAAGATTGGTTAGATGTTGGATTTAAAGCACAAGAAGTTGAAGCACTTGAGAAAGCCGCAGGTTATGACAAAGCAAATAAAACTAATCTTGCTGTTACCATGTCAGAAGATGGCAAGCAGTATGGTATGCAGTATGAAAAACTAATACCTATATTAACTAAAGCAATACAAGAACAGCAAACTTTAATTGAATCATTAACCGCTAGAATCACAGCATTAGAAGGAGAGTAAAATGAGTGAAGAAGCAGTAGAAAGAACCGCAGAAGAAAAAGCACAAATGTATTCTGCGATGTTAGGAAGTGTAAGCGTAATTACAAATTGCTTAGATGATAGCAATGATTTTTGTAATGACATGACTAAAGAAGAAAAGAAAGAAAGAGTTATGCGTAGCTCTGGCTATCTTGAAATGGGTGTAGCATTAAGTGATTGGGGTTCAGAAGATATGTCATCTATCAATGCCGCAATTACTGCTGCTAACGATTACTGATTAGGTGAAATGAATGGCTACATATGTAACTAAAAACATTACTGCACAAAACACATTTAGCGATGTGGTTATTTTTGACGGTAATTTTAATCTATCTATATCTGGCACGTTTGCTAACGGAACTAAAGTAACAGCACAAAGAAGCATTGACGGCTCTACATTTCATGATGTTGATGTGTTTACAGCAGTTGGTGAGTTTGTTGGATTTGAACCAGAGCAAGGCATGTCTTACAAAGTAGGCGTAAAGACAGGTGAGTTTGGTTCAGGTTCTAATGTTACTATCAGGCTTGGTGGTGCTTGGAAAAATCCACCGATAGCTAATACATAACGTGGTAGATTCAACAAAAGATACGCTAGACGTTGTTGCTGGCTCAACGGCTGTTATGAGTTTGTTTGGCTGGTTGCCACCTATAGCTGCATTGTTTACAATCATCTACACAGGTATACGTATCTGGGAGACTAAAACAGTACAATCGTGGAGAAAGAAATGATTACTATAGATGATGTTACATATACAGAAGATCAATTATCAGACGTTTCAAAAGCTCATGTGGAGCGCATAAACGAGTTACGCAGAGAAGCAGCTAGTTTACAAATGATACTTGAAGAAAAGAAAGTCCTCATTCACACATACGCTGCATCTATCAAAAACTCAGTTGAAGTTGTAGAAGATAAAGAGGAAGCAGTCAATGAGTGAATCAATTAAAGTCCCATCATGGGCCGTACCCTTAGTCGCAGCAATTATACCTGCGGCTATCGCATGGGGTACTATGCAAGCTCAAGCACAAGCCACTGATGAAGAAGTTGCTAAAGTATCTAAAGTTGTAGAGAAACTTGAGACAACAACGACAGACAACGCTGTACGCACAAAACTAAATGAACAAGCTATACAAACTATAGCTGATGGTTTGGCTGCACAGACTGAAATCAGTAAAGCTACTGACGAGAAACTTGGCACACTTATAGAGATAATGCTTAAAGAAAGGCGATAGAGTTGAAACTGGTGATTGCGTTGGTGGTCATCATTAACGGTGTGGAAGATGACACCAAGAAAACATACTTTATAAACGCACAGCATTGTGAGTGGATCGCTCAAGAAATGACACGTGAACGTAAATATTTTCAAGGTTTTGAAGAAGGCTCTATATTTTGCCGTCCTGAATGGGTGGCAGATGATACAAAAGTCACACGTCTTAATGTAATACCTATGCCGGAGGTTGATGAAGATGCTGAATAACTTTATAGGCCCAGTATCTAATCTTGTAGGTACATGGCTCAATAACAAGAAAGAAGAAAAGCAAGCCAAGCATCAAGCCAAAATGAATGTCATACAGAATGATGCCAACTGGGAACAGATCATGGCAGAATCGTCTAAAGATAGCTGGAAAGACGAATTCTGGACTATTATTTTAAGCATACCCATCTTTATGGTGGGCTATGCGATAGCAAGTGGCGATACTACTGTCATTGACAGAGTGCATTTAGGCTTTGATGCATTATCCAATCTCCCAGATTGGTATCAATACTTGCTATTTATAGCGATAAGTTCTAGCTTTGGTATACGTGGTGTTAGCAAGTTAATGAGTCTGAGAAAATGATATGGGATGGCTGCAAGATTATAATGGTGCAGAGACCAGATGGTATCATGTTGTTGGATTATTTGTACTCCTTGGTATATTGTGGGCTATAATGTTTTTCTTCGGGCCAGAAACAAAAGAAGTAATACCAGATACGGGAGAATAATGATGGGTCTATTTAGAAATATTGTAAACTTTTTTACAAACTCAGAAGATGTCACAGTACGTAACCGCAATGACAAGGGACAGTATGTAGCTGATGACAAGTCTACACCCAACAAGAATGAAGCCTACAAAACAGTACGTAAGAAGAAAGCTGCACCAAAAAAGAAAGCAGTAGCAAAAAAGAAAAAGCCTACCAAGTGAAATACTTTGATATAACAGACTTTGATTGTCAGGAGACAGGCGAGAATGAAATGTGTCCTGAGTTTCTATCTAAGTTAGACAATCTACGTGATGTCTGTGGCTTTCCGTTTATCATTACAAGCGGATATAGAAGCCCATCACATAGTATTGAATCAAAGAAAGATAAGCCTGGCACTCATGCACAAGGCATAGCATCTGATATAAAAGTAAACAATGGTATGGAAAGATACTTGATTGTAAAGAACGCTGTAGAGATGGGATTCAATGGTATAGGTATAGCCAAAACATTTATACATGTTGATAACAGAACATCATCACCTGTTATGTGGTCTTACTAACGATACCTAGCTGTCTTTTTTGCTATACGTTTGGGTTGTTTAGAAAACTGTTTACCAGCTTTAGTGTCTCTCTTTTTCTTTCTACTGGTCGCTGCATATTCTTGAGCCGATAGTGCCTGTCTAGCTTTACGTGGCAAATAACGCTCTCCTGTGGCCTTAGGGCCAACGGTAGATGGTTTACCTGACTTAGTACCCCAATCTTGTTTACCCCAGTCTAAAAGCGATTTCTGTGGCTTCCTGAGTGCCATTATCTGTATCCACCACCTTTAGCTTTGTATTGTTTTGCTAACATCTGTGCTTTACGTGCTGACCATTGCCCAGGTTTACCACCTTTACCGCCACGTTTGATAGCTTCAAACAAACTTTTTCTCATTCTAGGCTTGGTGTAGTTACCAGCTTCATTGACTCGTGACTTTTGCTTCATTTCTTCCGTTTCCTAGCAGCAGCAATCACATCACCGCGAGTAATTTTATTTTTATCACCATACATAGCTGCAAGTTTTTTTTGTCGTGCAGTAAGTTTTTTCTTTCTCTTCATATCCATAGTTATTTACCCATAGCTTTTTTCTTAGCTTTTTCTGATAAGTCTTTGAAATGAAACAACTTTTTACTGTTCTTTGTATGCATAGAACCACTATGTGTTTCACCATTTGGCATTTTGTGAGTGCCACCTGTGTACTCTCTGCCATCAGCAAAGTAATGTTTTGTTCCCTTTGCCATGTTACTTCCTTGGCTTACTTTTCTTTGGCTTTGATTTGCTCTTTGAGCCTTTATGATATGGCATGATTAATCTCCTATGACCATTTAACTTTATCTGCCCACCATGCAGCAGACATCTTTCCACGTGCTATGTTCTTTCTGTGTCTTGCTTTAAAACTTGCACGTTTCTTCTTCATCCTGTCTGACTCACCTGCTTTTGGTGCGCCAGCAGTCTTAGCTCCTTGTTGTCCAAAACGTATAGTTTTAACCTTATCGCCAACTTTTGCAACAACAACGTGAGATTTGGTAGGGTGATTTGGTGTACGTTTTGGCTTGTTATAGCCTGATACACCAATACGTTTGAGTAAACTTTTCTTTTCCATGCCCCGATTATAACAAAAAAAGCCCCTGTGTGGGGCTTTAAGGGGGTACAATCAATCTTAAAAAAAGGACTTTCAGTATATATTCATATCTGTCCCCAAGTCAACACCCTTTTTTTATTATATCCACTTGGGGTCAAGATAATCTTTCTTCATGGTATTTAATTAATTCATTGAAGTGTTGCAGCATATCTTCATAATCTTTTTTGTATAGTTTTTTGATCTTGCGTTTGTCTTGATGCATCTGTCTAACAAAGTCTTCACCATACATATCAATCATCCATAGTGTGTACTGTCCCTCTGCGCTGCCTTTACTCATACCAAAACAATTACAACCTTTGCACTGCGGATGCACGTTCTCTACTTCTAACGCCCAGTATGATGAACTACCTTTGGCTATATAATGACCGCCATCTGCGTCTTTCCAATGCAATTTTTTGTCGCATGATACACATTGCACCATGCCAAGCTGGTCAGCAGCCGATATTCTTGCTAACTTTTGTAGGGCAGTCAGACATTTTTTGCGTAGTTTTTGACTCATTCGTCTGTCATTGGCCTAGATGGAAACGGTATGTGTATGCCTGTACGCTCACTCAATGCTGAGTTGATAGCGTCATAAACCTTAGATACTTTGTCTGATTCTATATCTGTAGTTGATGATACACCGTACATCGTGTTCTGTATTGATCGCCAAAACTCTTTAAATGATTCTTGTGTCCAGGGTATTTCAATAGAATCTCTAAGAAAGTCTGCGTTAAGTTGGTGATAGTAACCAGCATCATTCAACATACCAGCTGCATTTCTAAAATAAACTTCAAGTGCCGCTTGTTGTTTGGGTGATCTTGGTTTCCCTGTCTTACAAATAAAGGTAACAAAATCATGTTCTTCGCATATCTCATCAACAAACTTTTTAAAACATTCTCTTTTGTGATCGTTGTTTACGTGCCAATGTCGCGCCATATTACTTCACCAGTTTTTTACTTAACCATTTTTTACTAAGTTCTTGATTGTATTGATTTTTTTCTTTCTTGCTAACAAACGGTTTATACTTTCGTTTCTCCATATCTTTATCATCAAACCAGTCTTTGCCCTTAAGTTTTTTTCTTACAAATGTTGGTGATCTGTCAAATGCTTTTGCAATATCTAGCACAGAATACTTTTCACCGTAACTAAGTTTACGAGTTCGCCCCTTGTATACTCTGTAAATAGTTTTTTCACGCATTCATTCCAAGCTCTTCTTTGAGTTTAGCTAGTGCAATAATATTTTTTTCACGCCTTTCTTTCTGACTATCTGGCTGCAACTGGTGCGGTATATATAGTTTATGATAACTAGCTATCCTGTACTTTGTTTTTTGTAAACTGAGTATTGCATCAATATCTGGGAACGTAAACTTATCATTTCCCTTTTGTCTTTCTGCATGAAGTTCATCAAACAATGCATTGATCTCTTCTCTGCACATCTTGGCTATTGACTTACCAAACTCTCTCTTTGCTAGTGACAATGAGTTGTCATCAGGCCATTGTGCTTGCATACGTGATATGCCATAAGTGTTTTGCAATCTAAAAAAGAAATAAGCAATTACATCTTTCTCGTATTTGCTAAAAGTCTGTGGCTTTTTCGTAGTTGTATATGCTTGCTGCATAAGTTGTTTTAGCTGTTGTTTTTCCATAGTTGTTTCTCCTTTTTTTATCGTTTGATTCCCAGTAAGACAATGCACGCTTCCAATCTTTCATCTTTACCCGACCAACAACCCATCCCTTTGATTCATGGTAATCAAAAAATTGTTGTACGTCACATTGATAACCCTTTTCATTTTTATATTCTTCTAATTCATCAACCGTAGGTTTATTAAATTTAATATTAATACTTGTATTATTATCCTCCGCGATTTTACGGATAGGGGTAGGAGTGATTTCATGGATACCCTCACCGCAAATTCGTAGATACCTGTTTACGATTTCTTTAGAATTTTCTGCATAAATAATTTCTATTTCTATGTACTTTGCATCAACAAGGCTGCTAACCCAAGCACTGATTGTTTTTTTATGCACGTTGTATAACTTTGCAAAGTAAGAATTTGAAGCCCAACACTTACCTTCTTTGTTGCACAGTGAAGTTATCTCACCATACAATAATTTTGCATTAGCTGAAATCTTGTCATCATATCTAACACTAGCTGGTATGACTGCATAGTAGTTTGGCTTCACAAAATTATAATTACTCATTCAGCAGCCCTAATAAACTCCGATAGCTTTACTTCGCAAGTATCTGATATCTTTTGTAACGTGCTAACAGATGGTATTCTTTCACCTCTAGCAATCTTTGAAGTCATAGATATTGACATACCACATTTGACTGCAAACTGAGATTGATTAAGATTTAATTCATTCATGTAATGATTCATTGCTTTACTAATATCCATAATATTCCTTTAAGTTTTTTTGATTGGCACGTTTTGTCAATAAAATGATCCGTTTCGGCTAAAGGTGGATCAAGCCTTCCTAGCTACCCTAAGGAGGTAGGGTCAGCCTTTAAGTGATGACCACCTGGCATATCATCAACTTAATTTTTATGTTTTGATCATGTCACCAAAACATTCTTCTTCCTTTGACTTGTTGTACTAATTGTATTTATAATGGTACAATGTGTAAAACATTATTTCAATCAATTATTAAAAGGAGCAGTAAAATGGGATGGCAATTTCCAAATGATGAGATCACTCATTGTGATAGATGCTGTGAATACAGAGATAGTTACTTGTATGTAACGTCTGATGTTTACGGTATATGCAGCAACAAAAGAGACTTTGACGATGGATCAACTTACGTGTGCCACGATTGTCTGACTGAAAATGAGTACAAATTACTTCAAAGGTTAAATGACTTTGATCGCGGTGACGCTGACTGTCAGTTAGGTAAACCACATATGCCAGGACAATCAAAAGAATATGACTGGGCTTATGGTGCTAGGTACGCAAAACAACAGATGGATGACGCAAAACTTGAACCATTAAATAAATTTAACGAAGAATTATTGGGCTTATAAGATGAAAACAAACATACCAGATAGTGTAAAGAAAGTATTCCAAGAAATGGGAATCAAACCAGACCATAATAACTTATGGGATTGTCATGGAACTATGGTTATCAAACATAAAACACTTGAGAAGTTAGCAGCGTTTAAGGGTATACAGTTTGATAAGCCAGAGTTTATAGAGGTCAGCATCAAAAACAAAGAAGTAGCGGTGTTAGTCACTGGTCATCTAGGCAACAAGTCGGAGTGGTCAGTAGGTGAGTCAGCACCATACAACTGTAAGAATAGCTATCCGTTTGCTATGGCTGAGAAACGTGCTAAAGATAGGGTAATTCTGAAGCTAGTCGGATTACATGGTGATGTGTATTCAGAGGATGAAGCTGACGATTTCTCTGTAAAACCATCTTACACATTAGAACAAAAGGCTATGCTTGATGATGCGCTGCAACGTAATGACAGTCTAACTATGCACGCATTGATGGCACAATGTACAGAAGATCAAGCTACTGGACTGTTTAATTCGTTCAGACGTGGCGAGGTAAGTGCCAAAAAAGATAAGATCAGACAGTTAACCAGCCATGGCAGTAGTCAATGGAAGAAGCTGAAAGATGATGTGCAAGTGGGGTTGTCTGACCCAGATGCTTACTTTGATGTAGTCAATGAAGTAGAAAACCTTAGTGCATTTGACTTGAAGTTTTTGCACACGATCATAGACAAGCAGCAATCAAATCAACTCAAACAACTTATGGCAGGGTAACATGAAACTAGGATTAAATATTCAAATCAACGTCAACAAGATTGACAAGTCAAGAATGTACAAAGGTGCTAAAGGAAACTATCTAAACTTGACTACGTTCATAGATACAATGGCAAAAAATCAATACGATGCCAACGGATTTATAAGCCAGTCAACAACAAAAGAAGAGAGAGAGCAAAACTTACAAACCCCGATACTGGGTAATGTCAACGTGTTCTATACAGATGGCGGTCAAGAGTCCTACACTAAACCAAAGATAGCTGATGATAGTTTTGATGACGATGTTCCATGGTAAAAAAAGGGGGCATATAGCCCCCACTCGTTACGTTTTGAGTAATCAGTCAGTTATTAGTTTATAAAGATATCCTTTACCATTTGGTCGATTTTGTTTTACTAATACCTCAACATTTATATCTCTAGGTAAATTAAATCTGGCGCGATTCTCATCCCATCTAAACGATCTCATCACCGCACTGATTGAGGTCTCCATTGCG